TACATAAAGGCTACTCTGGATAACCCAGACAATGAAAATACTGGGGTTAAGGCGACGATTGATGGCGTTGAATGTTGGGTTCCAATGACTGTAGGCAACCGCCACTACGACGAAATCATGCGACAGGTCGTAGCCGGTGACTTGACAATCGTGGACGCTGATTAAAGGAGATTAATTATGAGCGGTCTTAGCGTAACAACACAGCCACAATCAGAGCCGCTCACAAGTGCTGAGACAATAGCGTATCTGCGTTTAGATGCTAACGTAGACACAACGCTGATTAGCAATCTTATCAAAGCAGCTAGAATCTGGACTGAGAACTATACAAACCGCACACTGATAAACACAGTATTAGCTTTAAGTTTGGATCGTGTGGGTGAGGTTGAGATGCCTTTGAGAGAGGGCGTGTATACCGCACCGTATCAAGTATCTTATTTGAATTACATTGAGCTTCCACGCTCTCCTGTATCCAGTGTGGCTAGTGTTCTTTATTTCAATGATGCCAATACTCAAAGCACATGGGCTGCTACCAACTATTTTGTTGATACAGTGCGAGAGCCAGCTCGTATTGTTTTGCGGGATAGCGGATCATGGCCAACCGATTTAAGGAACGCCAATGGTGTTGTAGTAAACTACACAGCGGGATACGGAACTAACACAACAGATGTACCAGAGGCTATTCGCGTGGCAATGTTGGAGTACATCACGTTTCTTTATGAGCATAGAGGTGATGATGAGGGCAGGAGACTTGAGCCTTCACCGATGATCAAAAGTCTTTTGCAGCCATATGTCATAATGAGATACGGAAAGAGTGCTTTCGGCGGGGGGTACTAATGTCCATTGGCAAGATGCAGCATTACTTGACGCTACAGACTAGAAGCAACTCTGCTGACGGCGGTGGGGGTGGCTCATCTTCTTGGGGTACTTTGGCACAGGTATGGGGCCGCATTGAAGCCAAGGGCGGTGGAGAGCGGTTCTTTGGTGATCAAAACGAAGCAAGGACAACCCATTTGATTACCATTAGGTTTCGCCGCAATCTAACGCCAGCACAAAGGATTTTGTATTCTTACACAGTAGATGGCACATCATATACCCGCACATTCAATATCAAACGCATAGAGAACAAGGGTGAGAGAGATAAATACCTTGAGATCATGTGCGAAGAAGGCGTGGCGACATAATGGCTGGCATTAAAGTAAAGGTCACTCGAAAGCCTCGCACCCGTCAAGTTGTCAAAGAATACACATCTGACGCGAAGCAACTGGTGGGGAGGGCGGCAAACCTTGTTCGCAACACAGCAGTCAATTCCATCCTGCAAGGCGCAAAGAGCGGCGTTACATACTCCAAGTATAACCCACGCCGCACTCACACAGCATCGGCTGCTGGTGAGCCTCCTGCAAGTGATACAGGCTATTTGGCTAACAATATACACCTGACTATTGATGTTGATGGGCTTGGCGCAAGCGTTGAAAGTCGTGCGGACTATTCAAGCCACCTAGAATTTGGTACAACCAAGATGGCAGCAAGGCCATTCATGCACCCTGCTGTTGAAGAAAATAGGCCAAGTATACGAAGGCTGGCGCAACGAATGATTAAGGCTAAGTAATGTCTATCCATAGCTGGGAATTGCAAAGATCAGTGTTTTCTGCCCTGAACGGGGCCAGTATTACTGATGCTGGTGGTAGTGCGATTACTGGTGTTTTTGATGAGGTTCCTGAAGGGACAGCATATCCATATGTTGTGATTGGTGAGGAAGCCTCTAACAACATATCAACAAAAACCTTGGATATGCATGAACATACCCTTACGATCCACACTTGGTCACAATATCGTGGCTTAAAAGAGATTAAGGTGATCATGAAGCAGGTTTATGATACTCTTAATAATGCAAGCCTGAGTGTTTCAGGTGGTCAAGCAGTGAATATGAAACAGGAGTTTCTTACAACGCTGGTTGATGGAGATGGAATAACACGGCATGGGATCATGCGATTTCGTGCTGTTGTGTCAGACAGTTAAAGGAGAATAGACATGGCGGCACAAAAGGGTTCAGCCCTACTTCTGAAAATCGGCAACGCGGGTTCGCCGGAGGCTTTTACAACTATCGGTGGCCTGCGGTCCACATCAATTACTATGAATGATGAGGCTGTGGATATCACCAACAAGGATAGCTCCGCTGTCCGTGCTTTGCTGGCGAATGGTGGGGTGCAATCCACAAGCATTTCTGGTTCTGGGGTGTTTACGGACGCCGCATCTGAAACAACCCTTAGAGGTAAGTTTGGGGCGGCAACATTCAGTAACTTCCAAGTTATTGTCCCAGATTTCGGCACCTACACAGGAGCTTTCATGGTATCAAGCCTTGAATATGCTGGTGAGTACAATGGTGAAGTAACATATACTGTAACGCTGGAATCCAGCGGTGCTATTACGTTTGCCACGGTCTAATAAATGGCTTGGTCAAGCGTTGATGTAAAAATCAAAGGCAAGGATTGGGGGGCTATGATGAAGCCCTCTGATTCCGTCATTGTTTTTTCAGTATCTTGCGCCTGTAAGATTAAGGCGGGGGATACTATTGAGTGCGGTGGCGAGACATACAAAGCCGTAAACGTAACTGATGTAGCCCAAAGGGGCGAAACATATTTGGTAGAAACCGAAGGAAAGTCAGATGGCAAATCCAAAGCGCGGAGAGCTAACGATAGCTCTGGGGAAGAAGAAGTATAAAGCTAAGGTAACGCTTGATGTCGTTATGCGTATTGAGCAATCGGTTGGCAAAGGCGTCGTCAAGATTGTGCAAGCGTTGTCCGAAGGTGAGCTTACCACTTCCCAAATGGTCGCCATTCTTACCCCTGCCATACGAGGCGGGGGCAATGATGTTAACGAGAAAGATATCGGCGAGGATTTGTGGGCCGCTGGTTTGAGCGATGGCATGAAGGCTGTTGGTGAAATAGCCTCGACAATACTAGGGGCTGGCGGTGATGAGGGAAACGACGAAGAGGCGGCAGCACTACTTTAGACGAATTGCCGTGGGAGCTATGGATGCAAACAGCAATAGGTAAAATGGGCATCCAGCCAAGCGTATTCTGGGACATGAGCTTCCCAGAGCTTTATGCGGCATTTGAAGGGTTCGCAGAGTTTCATTCAGGTGGTAAACCGCCGCCACTAACAGCGGGTGAGCTTGAGGACATGATGGAAAGGTATCCTGATTAATGGCAACAACAGTTGATACCTTACTCGTCCGTATTGAGGCTGATCTCAAGGACGTAAATCGCAAATTAGCTCAATTTGACAAAAATGTAGATAACACCACCAAAAAAGCTGGATCAAACTTTAGGAAGATTGGCACAGCGGCAAAAGTGGCCCTTACTGCTGTAGTTGTCCAACAGCTTACCCAAGCTGGGATGGCGGCTGTTCGCTTTGCGTCTAGCGTTGAGGAGATGCAAGCTAAGTCATCCGTAGTCTTTGGTGCGTTCACTCAAGATGTTAGAAGTGCGTTATCTGATTTTGGTGATGAGGTTGGCCGTAGCACCTTTGAGTTAGAAGGCATGGCATCCAGCATACAGGACACTTTTGTCCCTATGGGGTTTGCCAGAGGTGAGGCCGCAAAGCTATCTGTCGAACTTACGAAGTTGGCCGTTGATGTTGCTTCATTCAACAACGCATCTGATACAGATACTATGGCAGCTTTCCAATCTGCGTTGGTCGGCAACCATGAGACTGTTAGACGATTTGGTATCGTTATTACTGAGTCAACGCTTCAGCAAGAGCTTTACCGTATGGGGGTCAAGCAAAACGCTGCTGATGTAGATAACGCCACTAAAGTACAGGCAAGGATGAACCTAATCCTTGCTGGCACTACAGATGCCCACGGTGATGCCGCAAGGACTTCTGGTAGCTTCGCAAACACAAGCAAAGCGTTGAAGGCAGCATTGGATGAATTGCTGGTAAATGCTGTCACTCCCTTGTTGCCAGCCCTTACAAATATGGTACAGGGGCTTGCTGATGCCGCAGTCGCACTTAATGATTTTCTAATAACTGTAGGTCTTATTGAAGAGGTCGGTTTAGAAGGCGCAAGCAGTATTGAGCTTCTGGCTGATAAAGAAAAGCTGTTAGCTGAACAGACTGCTGCACTTACACGGGCAGAACAAAATCTAGCAGATGCTATGGATTTGGCTAACTCTGGATCAAGTCAAGCGGGACACGCAGTTGATGGTTTGCAAGCTAGGGTTGAAACATTTGGGAAGGTTGTCGCTAAAACAGCAAAAGAAGTTAATGATTTAGCGACTGCGATTGTCGCTGATAGTTTTTCTGAGGCATTTGTAGAAGGAGAGGCTCCTGCCCCTGCTAAAACCAAAGGCCAACAACAAGCAGAAGATAAAGTAACGGATGCTTTAACCAATCAAAAATTTGCAGTTAAGCAACTAAAGAATGAATTAGCTGGAATGCCATCAGCTTACTTAGCGGCAAACGAAGCGGCGCAAGGCTTGGCTGGAATAACAGGAGATCAACTTCAAGAGCTTACAGATTTAATTGAGGAAGAAGAAAGATACAAGGCAATCCTAGATGCGCGTGAAGTAGCCGCGAAGGCTTTAACAGAAGCTGAAGAAACTAGGAAAGAAAATGCAAAAGAAGTAACGGATACAATTAGAGACTTAACAATTGCTCAAGAGGAACTTGCAGCAAGAAATATGGGCGTAGCAGAGTCAACCATAGAGGCTGATGCAGTTCTTCGTGATTTGATTGGAGTTGAAGAAGAGCAAGAGGAACAGATTAGAAAGATCATAGAAGAAACCCACGCGCTTGAAGCTCAAATGGCCGCTACTCAAGCTGCCAATGATAATTTTGCAGCCTCTGTAGATAGGGGCAAAGATTTCATTGCTGATATGGTCAGCGAGGAAGAAAAACTAAAAGCCATTCTAGATGATGTAGCTAACGCATATGGGCGTAACAGCGCAGAGTTCGTGGCGGCTCAAGAAATTATATCTCAGAAAATACAAGAGATGGACCCCATGTTTGCCGCATTCAAAGATGCAGCAGAAAAAGCAGGGGATGCAGTAGCTGATTCATTGGCTGATGCTTTGGTTGAGGGCAAGCTTTCCCTAGATAGCTTCCAAGATATATTCAAATCCTTTATCAAAGAATTGATAGCTGAAGCCATTAAGACATACATAATCAAGAGGTTGTTGTCTGCTGCTTTTAGTGGGTTTGCTGGCGGCGGCTCTGTAAGCACTGGCACAAGAGGAGGCGCATCACAGCCATCCGCTGGTGGGGGCAGAGTGGGTGGTCCTGTCTTAGTGGGTGAGAGAGGTCCAGAGTTGTTTGTCCCTCATTCTGCTGGCGTTGTAAAAAACAACATGGATACCAAGAATATGCTTGGGGGTTCTACAACCGTTGTTAATCAAACATTAAACATTGAGACAGGTGTTTCTCAAACCGTTCGCGCAGAAATTACTAGCCTACTGCCTCAAATTAAACAGAACACAATTGCGGCTGTTATTGATCAACGTAAGCGCGGCGGCACACTAGCTAACGCCTTTGGAGCTTAAAGATGGCCGCACCAACCTACCCACTAACAATGCCCACTAGCCCAGCTTACAAGACTAGCAGATGGGCTTTGCAGCGTCGCACAAACATAACTCAGTCACCTTTCACGGGTAATCAACAGGTTGCAGAGTATGACTTTGCGTTATGGACAACTGAATTAAATTTGCCGCCTATGAACAGGGAAAGTGCATCTGCATGGCAAGCGTTCCTGCTGCAACTTCATGGCAAGAGAGGGACTTTTTTACTTGGCGATCCAGATGCAAAGAACCCTAGAGGTGTAGTGACCGGCACGGTGACTTTGGATGCTGGTGTTAGCATAGGTGACTATGAGGTGCAATTGAACTCTGCAACTCAAGCCAGCACCTCAAATATGGTGAGGGCGGGGGACTATCTGCAAATTGGAGGTGGTTCAGCAGCAAAGTTACATATGATATGTGCTGACGCATCATCTGACAGCAACGGTGATTTCACAGTTCAAATTGAGCCATCCATCAAAGCTGCTGGCAGTTCAGGAGCTTCTGTTGTGCTTTCAAGCGCACAGGGGGTTTTCAGGCTGTCAAATGATCTGGTTGGCTGGGATGCTAATGAGGTTTCTGTCTATGGCATTACCTTAGCGTGTATAGAGGCATTGTAATGGATATGGTTCATATAATTGATGGATTGATTGCTGTCCTTGTAATGGGCGGCGGTTGGTTTCTTAGCAGTCAAGCCAAGGAATTGAAACGGGTTGAGATACTTTTGAATCGCACTCGTGAGGATTACGCCACTCGCACAGATATGAGAGATGATATGAGAAACGTGATGGAGGCTCTGCATCGTGTAGAAGACAAGCTGGATCGCGTTTTAGGGAAATCAGAATGAGGGTAACACAATGAATATTAATAGGTTCATATCACAGTTGCGGTTCCACGAAGGTGTCAGGAATCAAGTTTACAAAGATCATTTGGGGATTGAAACCATAGGGGTTGGTAGAAATCTGGTAGATAGAGGTCTGTCAGATGTGGAGGTTGATTACCTCTTGCAAAATGACATAACGATTGTTGAGGAGGAGCTTGATCGCAGCCTTCCGTGGTGGCGCGATATGTCAGAGGTTCGCCAAAGGGCATTAGCAGATTTGGTATTCAATATGGGGATGTCCAGATTACACGGTTTCGTCAAAACCTTAGATGCTCTGCAAAGGCGCGATTATGAGACCGCCGCAGAAGAATTGCTTGATTCCAATTACGCAAAACAAGTTGGGGCAAGGTCTGTTAGAGTAGCTGAGATGATACGCACTGGTGACGATAGCGAGGATTTCTAGGACAGAAATCATGGATGATTCATGTTTTTTTGTTGTTTGTATTTGTTGGCATTGGTGAGGAAAAGCGTCTTACCAGTAATGATATGCACTTTCGCTCTGTCGATGACTGCGTGTATTTCGCTCAACGATTGCACAAGCAAGGCGGCAACATCACCGCTTACTGTTTGCCAAAAATGGTAGATGAAAATACGAGGGTATATTGATGTACGAATATGCTGTGAAAGAAGTCGTAAGGGTCGTGGATGGCGATACTGTTGATGTGGTAATTGATCTTGGTTTCAGTCTTACCAAGAAAGAGAGAGTAAGGCTAGCTGGTATAGATGCGCCAGAGAGCAGAACCACAGACCTTGAGGAGAAAGAACTTGGGCTTGATGCCAAAGAGTTCTTGGAGCGACGACTTGGTGATTGCCCTAACTTGAAGGTTAAGACTGAGAAAGATGGGAAATATGGTCGTATGCTTGGCTGGTTGATATGCGGTCAAATGAACATCAACAAAGAAATGATCACCCGTGGTTATGCTTGGGCATATGATGGGGGCAGCAGAAGCAAAGACCTTGAGGCGTTAAAACAGATAAGGGGGCTTGTATGATACAGGCGTTGATTGGCCCTATCAGTGGGCTTGTTGGATCGTGGATGGATAAGAAGACTGAGGAGCAGCGAGGCAAGTCTGCTGTTGCTAAAGCCAAGGCAGAAGCGGAAGCTGCCGTCATGGTTTCAGCGGCTACATCAACAGCCGACTGGGAAAAGTTGATGGCCAAAGGCAGTCAATCCTCATGGAAAGATGAGTGGCTCACCATTTTGTTTTCAATCCCATTGATTCTTGCGTTCTGTGGGGATTGGGGCAGAGGCATTGTAGCTCAAGGCTTCACCGCTTTGGAAGCTATGCCCGATTATTATCAATATACTTTGGGTGTAATCGTTAGTGCCAGCTTCGCAGTAAGGTCAGCAACAAAGTTTTTCGGCAAAAAATGAGCAAGAAGGTTCACAAGGTCAGCTTCCTATCCAACAAGCAGAATACTCGCCTTGGTGGACTCATTGCCGTTTTAGGCGACAGGGAGCCGTATGACTGGATTTTAGGTGGGTTGGTACAAGAAGGGTTCGTAGAGCGTGTAGAGGGGGCTTTGAGGCTCACTGAGAGGGGTGTTAAGGAGAAGGATAGGCTGGCAACCCTAGCTGGCCTGATGGTGGAGAAAGATAGGGCCGCACCTCTGCCCCCCAAATCAACGGAACGGCTCACCCGCAATCCAACAGACCAGCGACCACCTAACACCCTTAGTGACAGGCAGGACTCTGTGGGAGAGGTATGAGGGGAAGGCTATAGCGGTTCCTAAATCTGGCTTTATGTCAGTCTCTCCATCTGTAAAAAAAGCCAACTCACCGCCCTCATAATCATCATTTAGCAGTATGGATACGCTTATCTTGCGTGTAGAGGCATCGCCCATCCCTATATCTAGATGCCAATCATATCCTTTTGATGGTGCGGAATACTTCAATAGCTGTGGTCGCTCCAACAATCCTGTGATGTTGAAGTCAAACTGGTCATTGGCGAGTTTGGCGCAATTAATAATAAGTTCATCAACCCAACTGTGAAATTCATGGATTATGTAAACATCCGTTTGCCTTACACCTACGTTCACAACATTTGAATTATTTTCTTGTATTCTACCCTGCACAGACAGGTTCCGTGAATCCTTGTGAAGTTCTATGATTGATGCACAAGATGAAACGCTGATTTGGTCGGCGGCCATCACACCCACTTCTTTGTCTCGTAATTTAGGCGGTATCGCATAAGCCATCTATTGCTCCTTATAAAAAATATGTTTTGCAATTTTGCGTACAGGTTGTTTCACACTTGCCCATTCTGGCTCTACATAATCAGCGTGGTAATACACCGCCCCTTGTGTGGGATCGTATATCTGCCCGTGGTAAACGCCCCAAGCTATAGATTCAGCCCAGAATAGAGCGTCCTTATCTGTAGGTTTATCGCTTTTACCATCACAATAAAAACTGAATTGGCACTGGTGGCGAATGGGCAGATCGGGCTTGCTTTTATATGTTTCCCCTTGTGTGACCACGCCGCAAACCGTATCAGGGAAGTCTTGGCTTTCCACCCTGTTCATTATCACATGGGCAACAGCTATCTGCCCCACTGTTGGTTCTCCTCTGGACTCAAAATAAATTGCCATCGCCAGACAGGCTAAAGGTTCAAGAAACATTGCCACCCCCTAGAATCCAATCATTTGAGGTATTGTCGCGCAGTGTTCCAACTGTGTCCACAATAAGGCATCACACTGCATGATTGTGTTCACTATGGCCATGAACAAAGCCAAAAACAAAAAGTAGGCGATTCCAAAGGCGGCAATAGCGGTCATCACCTTTGCAATCATAAACCCCCCGCCGTAGCGAGGGGATTTGCTGTTACGCCTAGTCATCATCTGGCATTGCCATATGGATGGCAAAATCAAGGGTCTGCAACAATGTAGGCTCAAATCCAAACTTGCCTTTAATTAACTTCTGCAATGGACGCAGCTTGGTTCCTACCTGTGAGATTTCCGTGGGGGTAAAGTCCTGCATTTTGCGAGGACGTCCAATCTTCTTTGGGGCGGCTTTTGCTTCAGGTTTAATCTTTGCAACTTTATTAGTAGTTTTAATCGTGGGTTCCATATGGACCTCCTGTTTATGAATTGGTGAGAACACTGTGTCCTCTACCTTCAAGGCACTTCTCCAGCATTGGATCGTGGCCTAGCAATGGCTTGTGCCATAAGCTTCTGTTGTCTTTAATGATCTGCTTACACTCCTGCAAATCACGCTGGTATAGCTGCGCTGTGTCGCCGCTGGTGCGTAGGTCCACAACAACGGGGGATGTACAGGCAGTCATGGATAGGGCGGCTATCAAAACAAACGGTTTCATGCTGTCGCCCTTTCCATCTGGTTAATGAATGCTTTGAACTCTTCAAAGGTCATCCATCTGTAGGGTGAGTGGTTCGTAGTAAATACCACCTTGTTCGGCTCAATACGGCTCACAATGTTGTGCCAAGCCTTGCGTATCCCATCGTCATACTCATCAACCTCTGGCTTGTAGAGGTATCCTTTGTAGGAATGCTCAGGCGCGTTGTGCCAACTTATCATCATGCTTCTCCATTAGCAGTTTCATGGTCAAGGCCATTCGTGGTGTTACAGTTCGGCTGCCCGTTTCAATGCGGCAGATCATAGAGCGTGATGTATAGCCTAGTAGTTTTGCCATATCATTTTGTGATAGCCCCATGCGGTTCCGCATTGATCTGAACTCATTGCCATCCATCTTGTTCATGGTGAATAATGCCCTCTTCAATCTTGTTATCTAGCGGCGCAATTACCTCTGCTAGAATATCATCTAATTTGGCGATAACATCTGTAAGGAACTCATCATTGTAGGCCATAGCTCCTTGGTCTTGAAATTGTGCTGCTGTTTTTATGGCGTTATGGATTTCTGAGCGAAGCGTCATTGTGATGTTCATGTCATTGTGACAATCATCAATGATTGCTTGATCTACATACTCATTAGTCATTTTGGCCTCCGTGGTTTACTAAACTTACTTTATTAAGATACTGCTTCTGTTTACCATTGTCAACAGTGGTTATTCAGATTAGCCAAGTTTTTAAAATTTCCTGCTGTGGTTGCGGATCATTTGACGATCAATCCGTTTGCCAAACTGATTGCGTTTGCCAGCCAATAATCGTTCACTTCTTAACTCGCGGCTGAGATGCTGCTTGGCCTGTTCTTTGGTCAACTTGAAATCTAAGATTAATGTGTTGATTTGGTTCACAAACTCCTTTGCGCCTCCTAACATCTTAGACATTTCAGATATGGTTAGCTGCTCATCGTCACATTCAGCTTTATATTTTTCAGAGAGTTGCCTCTGTTCTGTTTCGTGGGTCATTGGAATATCGCGATAAAGTTCTGCTGGTATTAGCCAGCATTGACCAGTTGGTGCCTTGCAATTTTGGCCTGATTTCCAAAAAGATTTTCCCGCCCACGCCTCATGATCATGGTCAACGACAATGCGTCCTCTGTCAGTGATTGCCACAATTTTAGTAATATGCGGCTTCATCATTGTGTGATGAGAGGCTGTGTGCAGAACCACAACCACATCTCCAACTTCAGGCGGGTTATGTTTATGATATTCACGGGTGGCTTCCATATCCGCTTCTTTGTCGCGCATTTTGTAACGCCAGTTCATCCAATTATCGCCACCCTCTAGGCCTCTAATTTTTTCAAGCTCCAGCATCATCAGGCATCCCTTCATCAACCTCATAATTTATGTCGTGATATTCACAGTATCCAATAATTGAATACAAAAGATTGCTGGGATCATGCCAAGCGTAAATCATGACATGGGGATTCCCATTATCATCTTTGATTAGGTTCAACCAATAATCGCCGCCTCTGTTAGACCAACTAAAAAGCCTGTCATTATCTGCTAATGTGCAGAACTCACCCGCTACACTGGAAAGGTAACTGAGTGTCCAGCTAAACATATTCACTTTGGTCATTCGCAAATCTCCTGTCCCAGATACCCTTTTGGCGTTCAGTCCAGCCGTAGCTATCCATAGCACGGCGCATTATACGCTCGGCTGTATCAGTCCATACTAAGGCGTTTTCTCTTGCCCATATCCAAGCATATAGTTCTTTGGTTAATGTGCTTATGTTCCTGCCTTGTCGCTGGCCAACGATGTGTCCAATCTCATGCAGGGCAGAGACATAGTATCCTGTGTTGGCGGTTGGTCGTATGTGGATGATGCGCCTATCAGGAATTGCATAGTATCGCGGGGTGGCCTCTCCTAAGCTCTGGAACGTAACGCCGATGTTAAGTGCGGCGCATAGTTCCTGTACATGAATGGCCATATCTATTCTTTTAACGGGCATACTTAACCCCCTCAATCATGTGATCCAAAACCTCAATCATTTGATCAAAATAAACATCATCATATGAGTCGCAGACTTTCACTTCGCCTTTGCGAATTTTTACAGTCTCTATTGTGTAGGTGTCATTGAACATCAGGTTAATCATGACCAACCCTTTGTGCTTCAACCCCCTGCAACGAAACTGGAACCCACCATGCCGTTTGTCGTTTTCATTTAACGCAACAAAATCATAAGCCCCATAACTCATCAATGCTGTTGGGGATTGCGCTACAATCTGGTGCTGAATGGTTTTTGCAATATGCAGTGTTGGTGTATCTGGGATGTATGCCATTTCGGTCTCCGTGGTTTGCTTATTTGCTATACAGATAAGATAACTATCCTGTTTACCATTGTCAACACAATATTTAACATTAAGTGATTATTCTTCATTTTTTATTCTGATGGGCTTTAGTGTATATCCAAGATAGTTCAGAGCGGCTTCAAGATCATTGACGCGAGGAGAGTATCTTGTACGCCAATTTCTAAGGGTATCTCGATGCAATCCCACTCGTTCTGATAAATCCATTTGACAGCATCGCTGCCTGTGCATCTCTTCAAAAAGAAATCGCACAGCGGGGTTGCCGTTCACTATGGTTGGTCTGTATCTAAATTTTCTCATATGTGAAAAGGGACGGTAGCAAATGTTATAAAAGCTACCGTCCGAGTCAGGGAGGAATTAGAAGTCAGCCAGAGCTTCAATGAAGCTATCCAGCTTCTTCTTATCCCAGACTATACGTCTTTTGCTTATCTGTATAGGTTTTGGAGCCTCGCCATTCTTTACCATACGTTTGAATGTTGCGCTGCTAACGCCAATGTAAGAGGCGGCATCATCTAATTTCAAACATCTTTGCTCATGATCCATAACTCTCATCCTATATTTTTATAGCTCGGTGATTAGCTGACATACTGCGCCACGCTTCAATCTTTGCTTCAGCAGCCACTCTTGTGAATCTCATTTTTTCATCAATGGCTATGGCTTGCTTCATGGCGTTCAAGTGATCTGCGTATCTTTGATCTGCGTATGCTTCTCGCTCCTGAGCGTTTACTGACAAATCCAAGTGTTCCTTCATAATCAAGGCCTTCAATGACTTGCGGAACTCATCCATATATATTCTGTTGGCCCTAGCTTGTGCGGCGGCATTGGCGTTGTCTCTTAGGTAATCAATAGCCTTTTCAACATCATCATCTGTTATCATTCCTATTCTCCATCATCATTGTATGGACTGATGCTCCAAATAGATTCAGCCGTGGTTTTTCCAAAATCGCTATCACCAACTTGCTCCTCAAAGAACGCCTGTTCATCACCTCTGTTATGCAGCATTGAATGATGGCTTTGGCATAGGGGTATTAAGTTCCTGTCTGTAGCCTTTAATCCCATGCCTCTAACTCCCTGCCACGGCCTCAACAGGTGATGCGCTTGCACAGGGCCAAAGCAATCTCCATTGCTCTGCAAGCAGCACTCAAACTGGTGAACCCAGCTCAAGTGCTTTTTGTTTGTGTATCTCTTTGGCATTAGAACGGAATATCATCAAGATCAGGGGTGCTATCAACAACTGGCAGTTTTTCTGTTGATTCTGACGCACTTTCTTTCTTAGGCGATAAACTGGCCACCGTGATTGGATTGCCGTTCTGGCTGGTTTTTTTGCGTAGCCAGATTGTGTATTCACCATTCCCTACATCTAAATTCCCTTGAGCATCAAAGTCCTTATCTTCACCAGCTACAAAGGCCACACCGACTTGCTTGTGTATTTCATAGACTGTGTTGCCTTTCTTGGTAACGCATTTGACTAGGATCAAATTGTGATCAAAGCCCTCAATGTCTATTTTACCTTGGCGTATAATATCCATTGATCCCGCTGGAAACATTACGCCTGAGTTGGTGTTGTCATATTCTTTATCCATTGATCGCTCCTTCTGGATAATATTCAGATGCCCACATGACCATCTGTTGTCTGCCACTGGCACCTTTGACTTTTGTGCCATCTACAATCACAAGCCCTTTTTCTTTAAGCTGTTTGTATCTAGCGGTCACAGTGCTATAACGATGTCGCGGCAGGGCATCGCAGACTTGATCTGATATGCACCCTGTCGCACCAAACTTCCTTATTTCGTTAAGCACAACTAATTCCATTGCGCTGGCTACTATAGAGGCGGCGGCGTCATGGCTTGTTGATGGATCGTCTCGCCTAACTAGCTTATAGGCTGGGGTGTCAAACAAATCACTCATTGCTCATCCCCAAGCTATCTATTGAAGAAAGCATCTTAGCCTTGGCATTATCATTCATTGTTTGATGATCTTTTACCTCTGACCTAACCCGCACGACCTCTTGACGGTTAAGATTATTATCCCTGTTACCTTTGGTCTTCATGTGCTTGCCCCAAGTCTCAAGCTCTGTAAATCGCCTAGATTCAGCTTCTGCCTCAAACACCCTGTATGGTGGTCCAGCATAATCAAAGGCCACTGGTTGCGGCTTATTCGGCGTTTTAGGGGGTGATATGATGTTACCCTCATTGCCGCTGGCCACGTTGCCATCATCCTCAAAGTCAGCCTCAAGGTTTAACATGGCTTGTATGTGGTATCGGCGCATATAGGTTATGCCAGAGCCAATCTCTTGTGGCTTTGTACCGCTATCACCAATAGCGGTGTCTGATTGCATCCATTGACCACTTGCAATGTGTACTAGCGTGGTGCTGACCATATTGTAGGTTCCATCAAATGCTGTGCTGTAAAAGACCTCAATGCCGTTTTCCCATAAGGCATCCTTACAGGCGGTGAAGATATCATCTAGTGTTGAGAACAGGTGAGGCTTGCCAGCTTTGCTTTTGAAGTAATAATTCTGGCCATTCTTCTCCAGTTCTTTGAATCCCTTACGGGCTGCGTGTAATGCGGTGAGCAATTCACCAATCTGTTCACTGCTTTTCATTTAAGTCCTCCATATTCCAAACATCTTTGGCTATTCGTTTCATGGTTTCATTCCACATCCAGTGATCTAAGTCTGGGTACACAAGCTGACAGCATTCAATTATGTCATCAGAATGTGCCAGCACCTTACGCAATCCATTAGCTGCTATCTCTACTTGCCGCAGATAATAGTCTGGCCGTGGCACCTTGTATGATAGCACCTCTTTAGTAGTGACATAATCAATCCAAGGCTCCCTACCTGTGCCAAGGGCATAAATGCTGGCTTGTCTACTGGCGGCTTGCGTAAGTTCGTTGACGGTGCGGCCAACTGTTTTTATGTCTCGCACCTTGTCATTATACAAAAGATCAAAATACCCTCTAAAAGGAACATCAATATCGCCTACATTGACCGTTACCTTGCCTTGCGCCTCTATAGGTCTATCATCAATATCCCTGTAAAAAGCTGCGCCGATCTTTACATATGACTGTATTGCCTTACGTTCTTTTTCAATTTTGGTTTCATCAATAATATTTGTTGTTTTTTTTACAGACTCATTGAAAACATCTGTAGCCTTTTGGATCAAAGCCGTATCATTGATGCTAGGATCAAACGCTGCATCAGTAATAGCTCTGTCTGCTGCTGTGCCTCTCCAAGCTGCTGGCCCTGCTTCTTGATCGTTTAGACCAGCGATTTTTAGCAAGCATAAAGCTGGCTGGCTTATCCATAGATTGATAGTTGACGGGGATAGTCGTTGCACATCATGTTTTTTAAATGGTGATTTCATGTTGTCCTCGCGGTCATAAAGGATCAAGAGATTACCACAATAGATCAGACAATCAACCCCAAAGTGGGGATAGACTGTTTTTTATGAGTGTGATAGAGGTTTTGTATGACACTAAAGGAATATTTAAAGCTGCACGATCTGCGACCAGAGGATTTCGCTGACATAGCGGGTGTGTCTAAGGGTGGCGTTTACAAGTGGATGAACGGTGAGCGTTACCCAAGACTGCCTTCTATGATTAAAATTGCCAAGGCAACAGATGGGGCGGTGCTTCCTAATGACTTTCAAGCAGAACAAATACAAAGCAGTTAAAACCACCGTTGATGGCGTAACCTTCCACTCTAAGAAGGAAGCGTCACGATATGTTGATTTAATGAATCTTCAAAAATCAGGATACATATCAAATTTACGTTTGCAGCCTGAGTTCCCCCTTATGGTGAACGGCAAAAAAATTGGCAAATATGTCGCTGATTTCTCATATATCCGCAACGGCATTAGAATTATTGAAGATGTAAAAAGCAAGGCAACGATTACGCCTGTTTATAGGCTCAAGAAGAAGATATTGGAGACATATGAGCCTCCAGTGGTCATAACAGAGTTCTTTTGATATAATGATTTAGCCATAAGGCATTATTGCGAGTCCATACGGACAATCTAGGAGATTGGCATATGGACCCAATTACGGCTATGGCCACCGCATCTGCGGCTTTCACCACGATAAAGCGCGGATTCCAAGTGGGCCGCGATATTGAATCTATGGCGTCAGATTTGTCGCGATGGATGGGTGCGCTTTCTGATCTGGATCAGATGGAGAAAGAAGCAAAAAATCCCCCGATATTTAAAAAGCTGTTTTCTGGTCAAACAATTGAGCAGGAAGCGATCACCAGTTTCGCAAATAAGCAAAAAGCACAACAACAGAGATACGAATTGCAGCAATGGATTTCTTTGACAATGGGTAAATCCAAGTGGGATGAACTCGTCAAAATGGAAGGGCAGATTCGTAAGCGCCGTCAAGAAACCTTGTATCTACAGAGGGAGCGAAGGCGCAAGTTTGTAGAGGCCATTGCTTGGATTGTAATGCTTGGGTTGGGCATAGCTGCTTTGACAGCGTTTATTATGTTGTTGAAGTCTCAACAAGCTAACGCATCAGATATAATGACGACTTGTCGCAAGGTTAAATGTGAAAAAATGGACAACCGTCAAATGGTCTGTGTTTTTAGAGGCCAGAACAATACTATTGAGTCTCAAATTTTTGAATACCTAGAGTTCATACCATCAGAGTATCAGTGCAAATATGATCCAAATGCAAAAAAACAGATGACAATTCAAGAGACATTGAAGGCGGTTCGGGAGAGTCAAAAATGAGCAAGAAGCTGCAACCAGAAAGCGAATACGATAAATATGATATGGATGGTGATGGCATCGTAACTGATGAAGAATTGGAACACGCCAAGGAAATTAGGCAAACAGAAAGAGACTTGCGTAAAAGCCTAGCGCAGTTGCGAATGGCACGATGGACACTCATAGGTATGGGCGTTTTCACTGCTGCAATGTTCACGCCGTGGGTCGGTGTAGAACGCATCGAAGCATTGAGTGAAATCAGCAATCTTTTCTATATCAGCGGCGCGGGTATTGTTGGAGCCTACATGGGAACTACAGCATGGATGAGCCGGAAGTAAGGTCCGTTGAGGAGTGGGATGCTATTATAAATTCTATAAAGTCCCGTATTCAATCAGCTAAGATTCATCAAAGCAAGCAACAGGAATATGAGGATGCCAAGGTATCGCAGGAAACCACTCAAAAAGGTTTCAAATACCAGATACGAAAAACCTGAGAGCAATGCACCTAAATCACATGAGTGCAAAGTGTGTGGTAGTCACCTTGCTTGTTACTCATATGATTTTGGTAGGGCTTGGTATTGTGTGGATCACAAAGCGGCGGGGCGGCTTTAACCGTTCTTTTTGCCTTGTAAGATGTAATCATGCTCAATGGTGCCGTTCTCAGGGTTGCCCACAAGCTGTGGCTCAATCCATACACGCCTAACCTCTCGGCCTGTCTTGCGGTCACGATATACTCTTGGGTGGCCGCGCCTCATGTGTTGGCGTTTGGGCGTACCAGTACCAGTAAGTATTGACCGTCTGGATACTACGCACCGTTTAGGCAACTCAATCGTCACCTTGTTGTACTCATTTTGAGGAACTCTGCGTCCATGCCGTATATGGGTTGTCTTGTTTGGCGTTTCCTGCGTGTAAATAATGTGAGGGTAGTTAAGGAATCCAAACAAGAC